AGAGAACCTTCAAAAGAAAAGAGATAAATTAGCCGAAAGACAGTTTAATATACAAAAGGCTGCCAACATAGCTAGCGCATTATCTGACACTTATAGAACAGGTGTTTTGGCGTTTGGTTCACAACTCATCATTGGAGACCCAACATCACCCCTTAGAGCGAGAATAGCGCAAGCCGTAGCAATAGCCGCAGGATTAGCGAATGTAGCGGCAATCGCAAGACAGAAATTTGTCCCATCAGCCATAAGCGGAGATGGAGGTGGCGGCGGCGGAGGTGGTGCCGGTGGCGGAGGCATTCAGGCTCCCGACTTCAACATAGTAGGGGCTTCTGCGCAGTCTCAGCTTGCTGAAGCTGTCGGAACGGCACAATCACAGCCCGTTAGAGCGTTTGTAGTAGGTAAGGATATATCTACGCAGCAAGAGCTCGACAGAAACATCACTAACACAGCCTCATTTGGCTAAAAAACCAAACAAATACTAACTTATAAAGTTATATATATATGGAAAGCATAAGAGTAATTGAGTTAATCATCGATGAAGAGGATGAAATCAGTGGAATTGATGCGATTTCTATCGTAGATGATCCCGCAATACAAGAAGATTTCATTACATTAAGCTCACAGGAGGTAAAATTAGCCGAAGTTGACAAGGATAAGCAGATCCTTATGGGTCCTGCACTTATTCCTAATAAAAAGATATATAGACGCTCCGGAGAAGAGGAATATTACATATTTTTCTCTGATGATACCGTTAGAAAGGCCGCGGAGCTATTTTTGTCCAAAGGAAAGCAAAACAACAGCACTCTAGAGCACGAAATTGAACTTAATGGGATGTCTGTAGTCGAATCTTGGATTATAGAAGACAAAGAGAAAGACAAGTCCAACCTTTATGGGTTTGACTTGCCGCTTGGTACTTGGATGGTATCTATGAAGGTCAATAACGATGAAGTTTGGTCTAGCTATGTTAAAACAGGCAAAGTAAAAGGCTTTTCTATCGAGGGTCACTTCGCGGATACTATGGAAAGACCACAAGAGCAACTTCCTGAGGAGGCTGAAGAGGAATTAGAGGCTTTGTCTGTGTTAGAAGAGCTTATGGCTTCTATGGATGTCGAGATGAAGTCTTATAACGACTATCCAAAGGCTGCGTCTGAGAATGCACAGAAAGTATTGGATTGGCGTAACAGGTATGGCAGGGATGAAGTCCAGGGAATGACCAGGGTAGGTTGGCGAAGAGCCAATCAGCTCGCTAAAGGCCAAAAAATCACAAGGCAAACTATCGCCAGGATGGCAGCGTTTAATCGCCACAGAAAGAACGCTAAGATAGACCCTGATTTGAGAGGCACTCCCTGGAAAGACAAGGGATATGTCGCTTGGCTTGGTTGGGGCGGCAGCGAAGGCGTTGATTGGGCTATCCGTAAGATGAAGCAATTCAGACGAGGAGAATTTTAAGCCACACATAAACATCAAAAAACATATGAGAAGACTCAAGGAAACACCATCGAGGACAAGCCCTCGCTCATCAAGGCGAGGCTGTCTGTGCAAAAACAACACATATTCGACTAAATGTTGCAAGGATAACATACACAACCAAAGCGTAGGTCAGACATCAGCATCTTCTTAAAAATACAACAAAACACAATACATTTAGTTAATTAAATAGTTTATACTAATTTTTTATTATTCACATATGAAAGCATCTGAAATTGTTGATAAGTTCAAGAATATCTTGCTTGCTAATGAAACCGAGGAAGCTCCTGAGGAGGTCATCGAAGAGCAAGTAGAGTTGTCTGAGGACTTGAAAGAAGTTGAGGTAGAGGCTGCCGAGGAAGTAAAAGCTGACGAGGTAGAGCTACAAGAAGAAGAAGTAGAAGCCGAAGAGGAAGTTGAAGAAGAAGATCCTATGGCTAAATATGCTACCAAAGAAGATTTAGCTAAAGCTATGGCTGAAATGAAAGCTATGGTTGAGGCTTTAAGTGCTGAGGAAGTTGAAATGGAAGTACCTGCTGAGGCAGAGAAACTTTCTGCTCAAGAGCCTCAAGTTGAACCGTTGTCTCACGACCCTGAAGCTCAAGTTGCGAAAAAAGGTAACTTCCAATTTGCTCAAAACAGAAGCCGAGGCACTATTGATCGAGTATTTTCTAAACTATCTAACTAATAAATTAAATTAAAATGTCTGTATCTATTACATCTACTTATGCAGGAGAGTTTAGTGGCAAGTACATTGCTGCCGCTCTTTTGTCTGCTGATACCCTTGACAAAGGTGGTATCACAATTATGCCTAACGTAAAGTACAAGTCTGTTCTTAAGAAGGCTTCTACAGATGACATCGTAAAAGATGCCACTTGTGATTTCCAAACAGGACAAGGTACTTTGACTCTTACTGAAAAGATTCTTCAACCTGAAGAGTTCCAAGTAAACCTTGACATCTGTAAGAAAGACCTACACTCTGATTGGGAAGCTGTACAAATGGGTTACTCTGCTTTCGACCAACTTCCTGCTAACTTCGCTGATTTCGTAATCGGCCACGTTGCTGCTAAAGTTGCTGATCGTACTGAGAAAAACATTTGGAGTGGTTCTACTGCTACTTCAGGTCAGTTTGACGGATTTGAAACTTTGTTGTCTGTTGACGCTGACTTGCCTGCTGCTCAAGAAATCGCCGGTACTACTGTTGATGCTTCTAACGTAATCGCTCAATTGGGCCTTATCGTTGACGCTATCCCTTCTGCCGTTTACGCTCAAGAGGATACTCACTTGTATGTATCTAGCAACATCGCTCGTGCTTACATCCGCGCTTTGGGTGGATTTGGTGCTTCAGGTCTTGGTGCTAACGGTTTGAACGCTCAAGGAACTACTTGGTTCAACAACGGTAGCTTATCTTTCGATGGCAAGCCTTTGTTCGTATCTTCAGGTTTCTCTGACAACACTGCTATCGCTGCTCAGAAAAGCAACCTCTTCTTCGGAACCGGCTTGCTTTCAGATAGAAATGAAGTTCGTGTTATCGATATGAGCGAAATCGACGGAAGTCAAAATGTACGAGTAGTAATGCGATTTACTGCTGGTGTACAATACGCTCAAGTTGGAGACATCGTTACTTACGGTATCACCAACTCCGCTAACTAAGAATTATTAACTCAATAGGGGGTGTTTCGGCACCCCCAATATTAAAACGAACTAATTATGGCTTGTGATTTAACTAGAGGTAGAAAAGAACCCTGCAAAGACGTAGTCGGCGGCATTCGCGCGGTTTACTTTACTGATTTCGGAGATTTCGGTACTGTAACCCAAACTGATGACGAGATTACTAATATGGATGGTACTTTTACTGCCTACAAATATGAAGTAAAAGGAAATTCTTCCTTTGAGCAAGCTGTAACTTCTTCTCGTGAAAACGGAACTACTTTCTTTGAGCAAACGCTTAACCTTACCTTGCACAAACTAAGTAAAGAAGACCACAAAGAGATTAAGTTATTAGCTTATGGTCGACCACACATCGCTGTTGAAGATTACAACGGTAATGTATTTGTAATGGGTCTTGAGCACGGTGCTGATGTATCCGGGGGAACGATTGTCACCGGTGCCGCTATGGGCGATTTGAGTGGATATACTCTTACGTTCACAGCTCAGGAATTGAAGCCCGCAAACTTTGTAGCTTCTCCAACTGCTGCTGATCCTTATGCAGGAATGTCTAGTGCTACTGTAACTGTTACAGAAGGTACTAATTCTTAATAAGACCTATTCTTAAACGCAAAAGCCCTGCCCTTACCGGCGGGGCTTTTTATTTAAAACAAAATCAGCATTTTTTAGTTATATATATATGAAGGTTTTATCACCAACGACTGAGTCTCAAACCCTAAGAATAATACCTAGAGAATATACTTCTGTAGGTCTTTTTACGGTAACCATAGAAGAGGATGGTACAGGAATAATAGAGACCATAACAAATGTCGCTATGCTTGATAGTGGCAATTATATGAGTTTCTCTTGTAACTTTACTATATTATCAGAAGGCAATATGTATTCACTAGAGGTGAAGAAGGATGATGAGCTTTTGTATAGGGATAAGGTTTATTGTACGTCTCAATCAGACAGAAAGATAAAGCACACCCTAAATACAAATCAATACGAAGAGCATAGCTCACAGCCAAGTGGTCAAAAGTATATTATTGTTGGCGGTATATCTGAAGGTGGTGGCGGAGGTCCAAGTACGGGCGTTTCTGTTTGCCACAATTCGTCTGAAATGGATGCTACAGACAGTATATTCCAAGCCGCAGACTTGTACTGCGTAACTGTTGATGGCGAAACCTATAACGATTGGTATGTTCCATCCAAAGATGATTTAACTCAAATATCAAACAATTTAACGCTCATACAACTTGGGCTTAGAGGTAACACCGGATATCAAGATATAGAACAAGGTGGTGTTGTTAATGGATTTATAAAACTAAAGCAATATTTCGGTTCTACTGAAGCCAATGCAGCAGAGGCCTGGATATTAGCCCTGCCAAAGACAAGTGGATCAGGAATTGGAACAGACCTTAAACAACCAATAGAAACGGTATTAAATTATTTAACTGAATTTAGACCCGTTAGATTCGCCACATCCGAAGGCACATTAGAGGCCGGAGAGAAATACGGAGGAGGTATAGTTGGTGGAACTACAACAGTTGGAGGAGTGAGTGGTTATTTAATTGTATCACCAACAAGAATAACCGGAAGTAGAGATTGGAGTAGCACAGGAAACATAGTAACAGGAGCTACGGATAACACAGACGGTAAAGCAAATACAGATACCGTATTAGCATTAGAAAACGCATAAAATGGCAAGAAAGAAAAAAGCAACCGGAACCATAAGAGTAGTTAATCTACAAGGATACACTATTCCCGAAATCAAAGAGGAACACAGGCACGATTGGGTTACTTATGGTGATAATAATGATTATTTTGATAGACTTATCGAAATGTACCTTAGCAGCCCAACAAACTCTTGTTGTGTAAATGGTATTGTAGATATGATCTATGGAAGAGGACTAAATGCAACAGACAGCGACGAAAAGCCTGTTATGTTTGCTGAGTTTAAGAGTCTTGTAAAGCCCGATCAAATAAAGAAAGTAGTCAACGATTTTAAGCTACTAGGACAAGCTGCGCTTCAGATTGTTTACAACGGCTCAAAAACAAGAATT